CTCCTTCGGGTTGATCGTTGCGACACCCGTAGTAACGCGCTGTTCGATTGAGAAGCCAAGCGCTGCTTGGCCTATTTCTCGATCTTTTTGATCAGGCGATACGGTACACACGTTCGCCGCCTTGCGGTTTGTCCGACACGATGGTCAGGCCCAGCTTTTTCTTGAAGGCCCCGGCGAAGGTGCCGCGCACTGTGTGCGCCTGCCAACCGGTGGCGGCGCAGATCTGGCCGATGGTTGCGCCCTCGGGACGTTGAAGCATCCGGATGACTTCAGCCTGCTTGCTGTTCTCGCGGGTGCGAGGCTTGGTTTCTTTGGCCCACTGGGCCTCACACGCGGCCACGTCGGCCTCGAGGTCTGGGTCTGGGGCCGAGGTGTCAACTGTCGCCTCGGGTGCGGCCTGTGGCGCAACAGTGGGCGCGGGGCGTGCCATTCCCAGGGCGTCATAGCCCTCGGCGGCGACGCGCCAGCCCTCGCTATCGGGCGTGATCAGGGCGCGGTTGAACAGGCCGTCGAGCACCTTCTTGCGCGCGCCGCCTTTGACGTGGTCGGGAAACCAGTCGATCTTGCCGCCGCTGGTATTGATGGCCTTGGCCAGGATGGCGTGCTGGGCCGGGGTGAGTTGGGTCGTGGTCATTTGCTGCTCCTTGCAGGGTGGTTGATCGGGTGACGTGATGAACGCGCTGTTCCTGATCAAAGCCAAGCGTTCTGTCCGCCCTTGCGCAACAAAGATGTCATGCCCCGATCCGCTCCCTTGCCCTGTCGCCACCCTGGCTGCGCCGCGCTGGTGGAGGACGGCAGTGGTTACTGCCCTCGCCACCAAGGCGATCTGCGCCAGTGGGACAACACCGCCCGGGCCAAGGCCCGTCAGACCCGTCGGGCCTGGCACACCGGCGATGCGCGCTGGCGGGCCCTGCGTGCCGAGGTCTTGCGCGAGCAACCCCTGTGCGTGCGGTGCGCGCAGTCGCGCCGGGTGCGGCTGGCCACGGTCGTTGACCACGCCGACGGCAACGCCATGAACAACGAGCGCAGCAACCTGCAGCCGCTGTGCGCCTCCTGCCACGGGGCCAAGACGGCCCGTGAGGACGGCGGCTTCGGCAACCCGCGCCGATAACTGCCCGTGACCCCTCGGGACAGGGGGGAGGCGAACTTCAGCGCCGCCGGGCCCGTGTCCGCGCGGTCCCTCATTTTTTTGTTTCCGCGAATTTGTGACCGGGGGGATTCCCCCTGGGCACCTAGATATCCCTATGCGAGGCCGCAAGCCCAAACCCACTGCTTTGAAACTGATCGCTGGCAACCCCGGTAAACGCGCACTCAACGCCCACGAACCGCAGCCGCGCACCGACCTGGCGGCTCCGCCCGCGTGGCTGACCGAGCGCCAGCAGGCCACCTGGCGGGAAGTCGTCGAGCTCTCGCCGCCGGGCCTGCTCAAGGACGTCGATGCCTCGGTGTTCGCCGTCTGGGTGGTGGCCTTCGACCTGTACCAGGAGGCCAGCGCAAAACTCGCACGCACCGGGATGTTGATCAAGGCGCCGAACACCGGCGTGCCGATGCAGTCGCCGTACCTGGCCATCGTCAACCGCCAGGCGCAGATCATGCTCAAGGCCGCCGCCGAGATGGGCTTCACGCCCGCCTCGCGCTCACGCGTGGTGGTCAAGCGCGATGCCATCGTGGCCGACGACCCCTGGGGCGCGATTGCAGGGGGCGGCTGATGGCGCAGCGCAGTTACACCGCCGTGGCCCAGCGCTACGCCCAAGCCGTGGTCGCGGGAGACATCCCCGCCTGCCAATGGGTGCGTCTGGCCTGCCAGCGACAACTTCATGACCTGGCGCGCTTCAAGGGGCGCGCCTCGCCTTACCGGTTCAACCCGGTGCTCACCGATGCCATGGGCCGCCAGTACCGGCCCGCCGACAACCTGTGCGCCTTCGTCGAGCTCTTGCCGCACATCAAGGGGCCGCTGGCCGGCACGCCCATCACGCTCGAGCCCTGGCAGGTGTTCATCCTCAGCACCATCTTCGGCTGGGTCAAACGCGATGGCCGGCGGCGCTTTCGGCGCGTCTACATCGAGGTGCCGCGCGGCAACGCGAAGTCCACGCTGTCATCCGCCGTGGGTCTGTACATGCTCACCGCCGATGGCGAGGGCGGCGCGGAATGCTATTCCCTGGCCACCACGCGCGACCAGGCCCGCATCGTGTTCGGTGACGCGCAGCAGATGGCGCGCAAATCGTCGGGGTTCAGAACCCGCTACGGCGTCACCGTGGGCGCGCACAACATCCACGTGCTGAACGCAGCCGCCAAATTCGAGGCCCTGTCGGCCGAGGGCTCGACGCTGGACGGCCTGAACATCCACTTCGGCTGCATCGACGAGCTGCACGCCCACAAGACGCGCACCGTCTACGACGTGGTGGAGACCGGCACCGGCAAGCGCGACAACTCCCTGCTGTGGGTGATCACCACGGCAGGATCGGATCGAGCGGGCATTTGCTACGAGGCGCGCAGCTTCGTCACCCGCGTGCTGGGCGGTCAGGTTGAGGACGACAGCCAGTTCGGCATCATCTACGGCCTGGACGACGGCGACGACTGGGGCACGGAGGAGGCCTTGCTTAAGGCCAACCCCAACTGGGGCATCTCGGTGCGCCCGGAGGTCATCCTGCCCTTGCAGGCCAAGGCGCTGCAGCTGCCCTCGGCCACCAACAATTTCCGCACCAAGCACTGCAACGACTGGGTGACCGTGGACACCGCCTGGATGGACATCCGGGCCTGGGAGCGCTGCGCCGACAGCCGCCTGAGTCCGGACGACTTCGAGGGCCAGCCCTGCTGGATTGGCATCGATCTGGCCAGCAAGGTGGACATCGCCTCGACGGCGCTCCTCTTCGAGCGGGACGGCCAGGTGGTGGGATTCGTACGCCACTTCCTGCCCGAAGACACGGTGTTTGCGGCCGCCAACAGCCAGTACCAGGGGTGGATGCAAGCGGGCCGCCTGCTGGCCACGCCGGGAAATGTGACCGACTTCGGGCTCATCGAGGCGGAACTGCTGGACGCCGCCGCCCGTTTCGAGATCAAGGCCGTGGCCTTCGATCCCTTCCAGGCCACGCAGTTCTCCACCCGGATGCTGGCCGAGGGCCTGCCCATGATCGAGGTGCGCCCCACGGTGCTGAACTTCTCCGAGCCGATGAAGCAGCTCGAGGCCCTGGTCTTGCAGGGCAAGTGGGCGTTCGACGGCGACCCGGTGCTCACCTGGATGGTCAGCAACGTGGTCTGCCACCGCGACGCCAAGGACAACATCTACCCGCGCAAGGAGCGCCCAGAGAACAAGATCGACGGCGTGATCGCGGTGCTGATGGCGCTCAACCGGCTGCTGCTGGACAACGGCGACAGCGGCTTCATCGAACAGGGATTTGTGGCGCTATGAATCTTCGCAGCCTCTTCAAACGCCTGCGGGGCGGCCACGACGTGACACCTGCCGTCAACAATTCTCTTTCCCTGGGCAGCGCCGAGCTCTACGAGCTGCTCGCCGGTAGCCCCGCCGCCTCGGGCGTGGCGGTCAACGAAGCCTCGGCGATGCGCGTCACGGCCGTCTATGCCTGCGTGCGCCTGATCGCCGGGGCCATCGCCAGCCTGCCGCTGGCCGTCTACCGGCGCACCGATGACGGTCGAGAGCGTGTGCGCAATGATCTGTGGTGGTTGCTGAACGAGCAGCCGTGCCCCACGGTATCGGCGGCGGTGTTCTGGGAATACCTACTGGCCCAGATGCTGCTCTCGGGCGACGCCCTGGCCGAGATCGAACGCGGTCGGGGCGGGGCGATCCGAGGGCTCATTCCCCTGGACAGCCGCGCCGTCGGCATCCGCAACGTGAGCGGCCGGTTGCGTTACGAGTTCTTCCGCGATGGCCAGTGGCTGGGGCGCGACCAAGACGACATCCTGCACATCCCGGGCTTTGGCTTTGACGGCACCCGGGGCATGAGCGTGATTCGCCACGCCGCCCGGGAGGCGATTGGCTTGGCGCTGGCGGCCGAAGCCTTCAGCTCACGCTTCTTCGCCAGTGGCGCGCATCCGGACGTGGCGCTCAAGGTGCCCGGCAAGATGACCCAGGAGCAGATCGACAACCTGCGCCGCATCTGGGCCAGCAAGTACGGCGGCGCGCACAACGCAAGTCTCCCCATCGTGCTGACCGAAGGCACGGACTTGAAGGAGGTCACGCTCTCGGCGCAGGACTCGCAGCTGATCGAAGCGCGGCGCTTCCAGGTGGCCGACATCGCCCGCGCCTTTGGCGTGCCGCCGCACATGGTAGGCGAGACGGATAAGTCCACCTCCTGGGGTTCGGGCATCGAGCAGCAAGGCATCGGCTTCGTGCAGTACACGCTGGCGCCGCACCTCAACCGCATCGAGCAGGAGATCAACCGCAAGTGTTTCCGCACCGAGCGGCTGTTCGTCGAGTTCAACGTCGAGGGCCTGCTGCGCGGGGACTCCAAGGCCCGCGCCGAGTACTACACCCGGGCGCTGGGCGGCACGCAAAACCCCGCCTGGATGACCCCCAACGAAATCCGCCAGCTGGAAAACCTCCCGCCGCTGGCCGGTGGTGACCACCTGGCCCAACCCAAGGACTTCCATGATGCCCCACCCACGACGCAAACCGATGAACCGACTACAGCAACTGCTGCGTGACAACGCCCACACGCCCCGGCGCTACGCCTGTCAGGCCAACGAGAAAGAGGGCGATGCCACCCTTTGGCTGTACGACGTGATCGGTGCCGACGCCTGGGGCGGGGTCGATGCGGCGCGCTTCGCCCAGGATGTGGCAGCAATTGAAGCGCCGGTGATCCATCTGCGCGTCAACTCTCCGGGAGGCGACGTGTTCGACGCCCGCGCGATGGCCACCGCTTTGCGCGCGCACCCGGCGCGCATCGTCGCCCACATCGATGGTCTGGCCGCCTCGGCCGCGTCCTACGTGGCGCTGGCCGCCGACGAGGTCGAAATCAGCGACGGCGCCTTCCTCATGATCCACAACGCCTGGGGCGTGGTGCTGGGCAACCGCCACGACCTGCTGGAGATGGCCCTCACGTTGGAGAAGATCGACGCCAGCATCGCCGCCGATTACCAGCGCAAGAGCGGCCAAAACCCCGCCACCGTCCAGCGCTGGATGGATGCGGAGACCTGGTTCACCGCGCAGGAAGCGCTGGCGGTGGGCCTGGTGGATCGCGTGGCCGAACCCGGCACTGCGAGTACCGAGGCCGCAGCGCAGCAGCGCTGGAATCTCTCGGCCTACGCGGACGCGCCGCTCCTGCAGCCGCGTGCTTCCCCTGCGGGTGACGCGCGTGAGCGATGGCGGCGCCTGGCCGTGATCGAGCGCTGCGCCTGAGCCAGCGACCTGTACCTATCGATTTCCCGTCCTGTTCCTTACCGCCGCCCGAGATCTCTCCGGCGGCTTTTTTACGTCTGCATCACCGGAGAAAAGCCATGAGCATCCAATCTCTGCGCGAAGAGCGCGCCCACCATGCCAAGACCCTGCGCAACCTCGTCGACCAGCACCCTGGCGATCAGTGGCAGGACGCCCAGCAACAACAGTACGACCGCCTGGTCGCCGACATCGACCGGCTCGATGCCCAGATTGCGCGCCAGCAAAAGGCCTATGACCTGGACGCACAAAACCATGCCGCCACCGAACGCCGCAGCGACGAGCGCGGGGTGTCGACCGACGAAGCAGCCCACCAGCTGCAGCAGGAGAAGGCCATCTTTGTGGCCTGGCTGCGCGGCGGCATTAACGCCTTGAGCTACGAGCAGCAGCAAGCGGTGGCCCGCAAGGCGGCCAGCATCCAGGCGAGCATGGGTACTACGGTGCCGGCCGAGGGTGGCTATCTGGTGCCCACGGACGTGGCGCGGCAGCTGATCGAGGCAATGGCGGCGTTTGGCGGCATGCGCGAGGTGGCCACCACCTTGCCCACGGCCAGCGGCAACCCGATCAACTACCCGACCACCAATGCCACCGCCGAGGAGGGCGAGATCGTGGGCGAGAACCAGTCGGTCACGGCGCAGGACTTCACCTTCGGTGTGAAGTCCATCGGGGCCTACAAGTACAGCTCCAAGTCGGTGGCGGTGCCCTTCGAATTGCTGCAGGACGCGGTGATCGATCTGGAGGCGCACATCAACCAGCGCCTGGCCCAGCGCATTGCGCGCATCACCAACCGGCACTTCACCGTGGGCACCGGCGTGGGCCAGCCGACCGGCGTCGTGACAGCGGCCAGTGTCGGGGCGACCGCTGCGAACGCTGCGGCCATCACCTTCGATGAACTGATCGACCTGGAGCACAGCGTCGATCCAGCCTACCGGCAGGCGGGGCGTTGCCGCTTCATGTTCCACGACAGCACGCTCAAGGCGATCAAGAAGCTCAAGGACGACCAAAAGCGTCCGCTGTGGCTGCCGGGCGTGGCGGTGCGTGAACCCGACACCGTGCTGGGCTACGCCTACACCATCAACCAGCACGTTCCGGTGCTGGCCTCCGAGGCCAAGGCGGTGCTATTCGGGGATTTCTCCAAATACCTGATCCGCGATGTGCTGGCCGTGTCCCTGTTCCGGCTCACCGACTCCAAGTACACCGAGAAAGGACAGGTGGGCTTCCTGGCGTTCTCGCGCCACGACGGCAATCTGATCGACGTGGGCGGGGCGGTCAAGGCCTTGCAGCAGGCAACGTGATGCGGGCAAGCCTGACGGTGCCACCTGCGGGCGAGCCGCTGACGCTGGCCGAGGCCAAGCTTCACCTGCGGGTCGATCTGAATGACGACGATGCCTTGATCACGGCGCTCATCAGTGCGGCCCGCGAGCAGGTCGAGTTCCTCACGGGCCAAAGGCTGATCACCCAGACCTGGGAGTTGGAATTGGCGGCGGGCGAGCGAGGCGGACTGGAGGGATTGCTGCCGATCCAGAGCCTCACCAGTGCGTCGGCCTACACCCTGGATGGGCGCTGGCCGCCGACCTTGACCACGCCGCAAGCGGCCACGGTGACCGTGATCTGCGGGTTTGGCAATGCGCAGGCAGTTCCGTCATCCATCCGGCAGTGGATGCTGCTGCGCATTGGCACTTGGTACGAGCAGCGCGAGGCACTGGTGTCAGGCACCGCTTCGGAGCTGCCGCGCGGATTTGCCGACGCCTTGCTCGATCCCTGGTGCGTGCCGCGATGCTGAGTCTGCCAGCCGGGCGCCTGCGCCACCGCATCGAGATCCAGAATTACGAAATGACCCAGGACGATTGGGGCCAGCCGATCTACACCTGGACGCACTGGGCCGATGTCTGGGCCTCGGTGGAGCCGCTCCAGGGGCGGGAGTTCCTTGCGGCGATGGCGCTCCAGTCGCAGACCACGGTGCGTATCCGGATGCGCTACCGGCCCGGCGTCACTTCCCAGATGCGGGTTCTGTTCGATGGCCGGATCTACGGCATCGATTCGGTGATCGAGCCGCAGTCAAGGCGCCATGCGTTGCAGCTGATGTGCAAAACAAGCCTGGCCACCCCTTGATCGACGGGGGGCGAGGTCACAAGAAGGTGAAAGCCATGAATCCTGAAACCGAAATCGCCGACGAGCAAGCACCGCCGCCGGCGGTGCTCGTCGAGAACATGCTGCTGTTGCGCAAGGAGGACTTCGACGAACTGCTCGACCGTGCCGCCGAACGCGGAGCCGAGCGTTGCCTTGCCCATCTCGGGCTGGAGAACGGCAGTGCCGCGAAGGACATCCGCGAACTGCGCGATCTGCTGGAAGCGTGGCGCGATGCCCGCCGAACGGCGTGGCAGACCACCATCAAGGTCGTGACCACCGGCATCCTGGCCGCTCTGCTGGTGGGGGCCGCCATCAAGTTGAAGCTGATGGGAGGCGTGCAATGACCGCCAAGCCGAAGATCTGCCTTCTTGACGACTGGCGGCGCGTGTTGCGACGTGCCTGGAGCATTCGCTTCTCGCTGCTGGCCGCTGCCTTCACGGCTGCGGAAGTGGTGGTGCCGCTGTTCGGTGACGTGCTGCCGCGCGGCGCGTTTGTGCTACTGGCCTTTGCCGCCAGCATCGGCGCAACCGTGGCTCGCATCGTGGCGCAGCCGGAGATGCACCGATGACCCGGTCAACATCACCCGTGATACGCAGGACAGTGGCCGGGCTGACGCTGTCCGCCGCCGCCCTGGTCGGCATCGTGCTGCACGAGGGCTACACCGACCGTGCAGTGATCCCCGTCAAGGGCGATGTACCGACCATTGGTTTCGGCACCACCACCGGGGTGAAGCTGGGCGACACCACCACGCCGCCGAAGGCGCTGGCTCGGGCGCTCACCGATGTGCAGCAGTTCGAAGGTGCGCTCAAAACCTGCGTGACCGTGCCGATGGCCCAGCACGAGTATGACGCCCTGGTGAGCTTTTCTTACAACGTGGGTAGCCGCGCGTTCTGTCAGTCCACGCTGGTCAGGAAACTCAACGCCGAGGACTACACCGGGGCCTGCGCCGAGCTGTTGCGCTGGCGCTTCTTCCAGGGCAAAGACTGCGCGCTGCCCACCAACGCGCGGCTGTGCGGCGGGCTGGCCACGCGGCGGCAGGCCGAGTACCGGCAGTGCCTCGGGGAAGCGCCATGAGCCTGATTCCGTGGCCGTACCGCTGGCTGGCCCTCGTCCTGCTCGCGGCTGCACTGTTCGGCTTTGGCTGGATCAAGGGCGCGGGCCACGCTCAGACCCAGTGGGACGCCGCCGTCCAGAAGCAGGCCCTGCAGGCCGCCGCCGTCGGAGAGCGGCAGGCGCAAGCCACCGTCAAGGTCGTCACCCAGTACGTCGACCGCGTCCGCGTCATCCGCGAGAAGGGCGAAACCATCATCAAGGAGGTTCCTGTCTATGTGCCTGTTCAAGCCGATGCTGCTTGCACTATCAACCGTGGCTTTGTGCGCCTGCACGACGCTGCCGCCGCCGGTGAACTGCCCGAGACCGCCCGAGATGCTGATGCGGCCCCCGCAGGCCTTGCGCTCTCTGCCGTTGCCGGAACCGTTGCCGCCAACTACCAGACCTGCCACGAGAACGCCGAGCAGCTGAGGGCGTTGCAGGCGTGGATCAGCGAGGTGAGGGCGGAGGAACAAGCCTCGTCGCCCCGCCCGTAATCAGACATCGATGGCGGTGGTCTTCCAGACATCCTTCGCCAAGGCAATAAGCATCGCGTGCCGCTTTTCGATGCTTGCTGCACTCCACGCAGGGAAAGCCTCCAGCTTTGCGTTGATCCGCGAGATAGACGTGTTTTGCCCAACGTCGGTCAGCGCCACCAAACTGCGGGTCAGGTAGTTGCCGCTCTTGCCGTACTCGACTTGCTTGGCCGTGTAGAAGTCATTGCCTGCCACGATGTTGATGGGCTTCTCCAGCAAGGTCAGATTGCCCAGCCGGTTCTTGAAGTCATCGTAGGCCATCCCCGGATTCTCCGTGGCCCACTTGCTGCGCAGATCGTCCTCTGGCTTGTTGGGCAGGATGTGCTCGATTTCCAGATTGGTGAACGGCTCCAGGCTGCCCGGCACCTTCAGCCCGCTGAAGGCCATGTCGACGTGCTGCGTCAGTCGCGCCAGCAGGTAGCGCGTGCGGTACTGCTGCATCGAGTACAGCGTGAAACGCTTGAGGGCGTCGGCCAGCTCCTGTGATTTGCCCGCCATGTTCTTCTCGAAGCGCTCGGCAATGAACGCGTTGAGCTGCACCATCTGTTTCACTGGATCGCTGGTCTCGGCAATCACGCGCAGCTCGTCGGCCCACTGTGAGAAGCTGCGTTCCAGATCCTTGGTCGGTGTCTTGGTGAAGATGTAATAGAAAAGGAAGCTCTCCAGCTGCGCCACGAAATGGTCGAACAGCGGCTTGGGGAAATTCGCCGCTGCCAGCAGCAGGACGAAGTGCAAACTGAACGCGCCGCCTGCCAGCCGCTTGAGGCTGTCCATTGCCAGACTCGGCTTGCCATCGTTGCCAAGCCCGTTGGCAAAGGCCAGGTAGTGCTCGACGTTGCGGATCACTTTGCGCACGAACTCGAAGGGCTTGCCTGCGTAATCGCACAGCGCCGCGTTGTCCTTGGCGATGAACCAGTCGTAGATTTCGTCCTCGCGCACGACTGAGTCGCCGCGCTCGTTCTTGATGACGTAGTTGGCCATCAGGAAGTAGCGCAGGAAGCGCAGCGGCTTTTCCTTTTCCTTCTCCAGCGGCTTGGTGATCTTCTTCCACTCGTCCTTAAGCTGGGTGAACTGCGCTTGTTTGACCTGCGTGAACAGCAGGTTCTTGAGCAAGTCCATCGGGTTCAGGCCCACGCCGCGCTCGTTGATGGTCTCAAAAATCTTCAGCGCGCTGCTCACGTCGGTGGATATCTGGATGAACACGACGTTTGTGGCGAGATAGAACCAATACCTCTTGAGCTTGGCGGCGTCGTCGTAGTTGTCTTTCAGATAACGGTACAAGGTTGAGTAGGCGTTGATGATGTTTTCCAGCGATCCGAAGCTGGCGATCCCCGATGCCTGGACGCCTGAGCGCACGGCCACGGGATCGCCATTGATCTCGACCACCTTGGCCATGACCTCAGCCGCGCTTTCGTAACGAGGATCAAGCTTGAGACGAGTCACGATCCCGGTACTGCCGGTGTAGCTGTCGGAAATCAGCCGGTTGAGGTGCTGGGCTTCCGGCTCCTGTTGCAGGAGGTGCCGTAACGCGCACAGCAACAGGAAGAACGTGGTCAGACGCTGCTGGCCGTCGATGACCTCGTAGTGGTTCTTCTGGTCGGTCGGCGACACCAGCACGGTACCGATGAAGTATTCGCGCGTTGTGCCCACATCGATCTGCTCGCCGATGTCCTCCAGCAGCTGATGCACTTCCTTGTCCGTCCAGACGTACTCGCGCTGGTAGTCGGGGACGATGTAGAAGCACTCCCTGAAGGCTTCCTCGATGCTGTACTTGTGGTTTTCTATGCGGGCCATGAGTTGATTTCTCTGACTATTTCAATTGGGCAAAAACGGTGGATCGATGGCTGGTCACGCCAGCACCGCAAACAGCTTTTTCAGGTAGGCACTGCCGCCGTCCTCCATGAACAGCACATGGCGGCCCTCCAGATCGGCCTTCTTCGTCGGGTCTCCCACGTTGAGCAGGTCGGCGAACTTGGTTGGCGACAGGACGAAGGCATTCAAGACAAGCGGGGGTTCGCCCGCCTTCGACTGTCCTGCCAGGGTCGCCTCCAGCGCCTTCACTTCCTTGTAGAGGCCCAGCTTGGGGTGCGAGAGATCGAGATTGCGCAGACCCTTGGGGTCGACGAAGGTCAGCCACTGCTTGCCACTGGCGTCGTCCACCAACCACAGCAGGAAGTCCGGGTAGAAGTTGCCCGCCAGCGCAAAGCCCAAACCCTTCTCTTCCCGATCTGCATTGCGCAGCAGATAGAGACTGCGCTGGCCGATGGCCTGCTTGCCGTCGGGCGAGTTGTAGAACGCCTCCAAATCGCGAACGAAATCGACTTCGCTCGGCGCATCAAAAGCCAGCGGGCGCAGTTTCAGCGGTACGGCGTCTTTGTCCTCCAACGCCAGCAGCGGGTAGTACAGGTGCCGGTCGAAGCTGATCGCCACCATGTGCGGCGCGTTCCACTGGCTGGCCTCGCCGATCTTGCCGTCCGCCACCAGCTTCTTCAGCACTTCCAGCTTCTTCTGATACTCCAGGCCGTCGTCCGTGTTCTCGATCTCGAACTGGTAGAGCTTGAGCATCGATCCGTGCTCTTCGTCCATGTGGACGATGTCGTAGAACTGACCCTCGTAGCCGGTCTTCAGCGCCTTGTAGAAGCGATCGGTGTAGTCGGTCAGCAGCCGGATCAGGATGTCCTCTTGCTTGCGGATGTCGGCGAACGTGGTCACGTTCAGTTCCGCTGCCGGAATGAACAGCGTGTACCAGTCCTGCGCGCCCGCGCAGAAGTCGATTAGCTTTTGTCGCTCCAGCCGCAGATTGCTCCAGCTGCGTTGCAGCTTGTAGTCCTGCAAGGCCAGAAAGACGCGATCCCAATCGAACACCGGGAACAGGTTTGAGCTCAGCTTGCCCTTGTTGCGCGCCTCTGTCGTGGCGGTGACGCCCTTGTCCTTGGTCGACAGTGCCTCCACACGCGGATACAGGTCGAGCACGACATGCGGTGTCTTGATCTTGCCTTGGAACTGAGCAGGGATTTCGTACAGCCACGGGAAGTGCGTGCGCTTGAAACCTTGCTTCTGGTTGTCCTTGTAGCCGTCCTTCAGCGCCAGCGTCTTGAGCTTGCCTTTGGGCAGATTTGCGCGCGTCGGGAAATCCAGTTCCAGCAGTTCGTCGCTGGGCGTGATGCCTTCCTCGCGCAGGTAGTCCTTGAACGCGGCCATGTAACTGGCGCGCACGCCGAAGATGTTGAGCGCCTCCAGCTTGTCCAGGTGCGCGCCCTTGGGCCTGTCCTGGGGCAAGGTGCGCTTGAGCGAGAAGCCTTTGCCCTTCAAGCGCACGCCGCGCCCAAACAGCTGGATGATTTGCGAGCCTTCGCCCTGGCCCATGTTCAGCAGGCCCATCGTCGAGACGCGCCAACTGCTCCAGCCCTCGGTGAACTTGCGCGAGCCGATCAGTACGTTGAGTCGGCTGTCCTTGTTGTTCAGGGTGCCGAACAGCGCACCGCCGAAGTCATCGCGCTCGCTGTCGAAGGCATCCACGTCCTCTGCCATCCCGAAGAAGCCCGCGTCGTCGCCGATGTTGATGAGGCCGAAGGGTTCGGCATCGCCCACACGCAGCGCCAGCTCGCCCTTGCTGCTCTTGATGTTGACCAGTTTCAGCCGTTGCTTCGCTGAGGCGTTGAAAACGCGCAGCACGATGTCTGCGTAGAGTTCATCCACCTTCCCGGAAAATCCCATCAAGGGCGTGAAGCGCCCGCTGAAGATGTTGTTGCCCTTGGCATCCAGAATCTGCGCTCGGTCGGCAATCAGGTCGGCCAGCCACGTCTTGGTCTGAGTGTCGTTGTTGAGGAAGGCCGCGAGGAAGTTCACCACTTCCAGGATGTCCGACTCCTCGCCTGACACCGTGTTGCCCACGAATACCCACAGCGGCTTTTCGATGTTGAAGTCAGTCAGCTTGTCGCGGTGCGTGCTCCACAGAAACAACTGCTGATAGAAGGCCAGCAAGCAGGCGGTGAAGTATTTGGCGGCGTTATCGGCCTGTTCGTAGGCGTCGCCGCTCATGTTGAGGATCAGCGATTCCTTGCCGTAGCCGTCCTCGTAGAAGAACTTGTACGAGTAGTCGAACAAGATGCACTTGGCGTAGATCTCGCGCGTGGCCGTGATGCGCGCGCGGCGCTTGTCCTCGGTCGTCAGCGCCAGCTGCGCCTTTTGTCCGTCGTCCAGACTGCGCAGGCTGGTGGTGTTGAACAACATCTTGGCGCGCTTCTTCTGGATGTCTTCTTCCGCTGCCGCCACGGTCATGCCCTTGGCCACCGCCTGCCCGAAGGTCGCCGAATACTCGAACGCGAAGCCGCCGCGCACCAGCGCGTCACGCCGCGCCATCCATGCACCCGCCGCTGTGCCCGTGCCGCGATGCCCCTCATCCACCAGCACGAGGTTGTTGCCCTCAAAGGCGTCCACCGCGACGGTCTTGTCGCCCATCTCATCGCCCAGCTTGTTGATGTCGATGATTTCGATGGTGCCGCGCGCCGGGGTCTGGGCCTTGTTGAAGAACTGCGAGAACCCGAAGCCCGACAGGTGCAGCTCTTCCAAGTGCTGGCGGCTCAAGCCTTCGTTGGGCGTGAGCAGGATGATCTTGTCGGGAAAGTGGTCACCGCGTCCGGCCTGAAAGTAGTGCAGGTACTGGCGGACGTTGACGTGCAGCAGCAGGGTCTTGCCGCTGCCCGTGGCGTTCCAGAAGGCGATCTTGTTCAGGTCATCGGCCTCGAAATCGCGGAACGGCTCCGCGCCCGTCTCGGCGCGGTAGCGCGTCATTTCGTCGTTCAGGCCATCCAGCAGCTCCTGGCGATGGTTGAAGTACCAGTCCAGATACAGCTCGGTGAACAGCAGCGAGAGGTACTGGAAGTACTTCATCTGCAGTTCGTGGCCCTCCAGCTTGTTGCGCTGGGCGGTGATGGCCTGCCAGTGGGCGACGACGTTCAAGTCGTAGCGCCGCAGGTCGGCCTCGGGCACCTTGTTGGGATCGAACAAGCCTCGGATCAGTTCGTGGAAGAACTTGGTCTGGCCGTCCTCGTCGATGCCCTCGAAGCGGTCATCGCCCAGGCGCATCTTGAGTGCCGCCAGCGTGCCGCCCTGAAAGAAACCCAGCACCCAGCGGTTGAGCACCAATTCCTGATGGAAGCTGCGCTTCCTGACGCCGCGACTGGAACCGGCTGCGCCGCTTGCGCCCGAACCAGCGACAGGGGTCTTGCGTGGCCGTGCCATCAGATGTCCTCCACCGAGAACATGCGCTCCAGAAACTCCGGCTCGATCTGGCGCAGCTTGAGCACGCGGGTGGTACCGCCTTCCTCGGCCGTCTGCGTCAGCACGGTGGGAATGTTGTGGTCGCCGTTGATGTAGACCACGTCAAACTCGTTGTCCGCCGGGTTGATGGCCAGCTTGTCGCAGAGCTTGCTGATGCCTTCGTAGTCCAGAACATCGCAATCGCGCCACAGTACCAGGCAGCTTTCACCGCTGGGCAGCGTGCCAGTGACGGTGACGAAGCCGCGTTGCGGCTGGGCGTCGATGTGCTTCACGCGCAGGCCGATCAGGAAATTGAAGGTTTCGACGAGATCGATCTTGCGCGGCTCGAACGCGCCCGCCGAATCCACGGCCACGTTTAGCTGATAGTCGAAGGGCTTCTTGAAGTCCTCCACCGACAGCAACGAGCCACGGCTTTCCACGTCCAGCAGGTAGTTGAGCAGGTAGTCGTCCTTGGCCTGCTGTGGCAGGGTGTTCAGCAGATCGCCCTGCGCGGACGTACGACGCAGTTGCAGGTTGTTCAGGGTGTCTTCGTAGCTTTCGAGCTTTAGTATCTTTACACAGTGAGAAATACCAGACTCAGGTTTGGTCGGCCTACCTTTTTCCCATTCAGCCGAATAAACAAGTTTGTTGATGCGCGGTTTTATAGTGGTCTCAAAGTGATCACCCATCTCAACAAGTAGATACTTACGCTGCATGCCATCATCCCTGTTCAGATTAAGCACGGCATGTCCTGTTGTCCCTGATCCGGCAAAGAAATCAAGCACGATCTCGCGGGACAATTTCGATGCTGCGCCAATAGTGTCTTCATACAAAGAAACTGGATGGCAATAAGGAAAGTCAAGGCCCAGAGGTTCTGTGTCAGATTTTCCCTTTCTGGCATTCTGAATCATTGAGGAGACTTGCCGAGATGTATCATTAGTGAGAAAGACTTTTTGTCGAGGTTGGGTAGTCTCATCAACCCCGAAAAGAATTTCGCCGCGTTCCTGCATCGCGGCCAGCGTCTCAGGTGTTCGCGAGAATCCATTAGGCGGCATGGCACACGGCTTGCCAGTCACGGGATGGATTAGTGGTTTATGGAATTTCGGATCTGTTCTTGGTTCTGGAGCACGAAGACTGACGCTCTGATAGATGAGACCTTTGTCATCGATATACCTATACGCCTTTTCTCCCCCGCTCAGTTGCTCATTCGCGTTGACCCAAGCGGAAAATCTTTTTCGTACATTGTCGGTTACACCGCCATCTTCTGCGATTAAACGGCTTGCCACTTCAAGCATCGTAAGCACAGATTTATTGCGGTTTATGAATGGAACTGCAGCACGAGACTTCCAAATCATGTACTCGTGTTGATTGGCTACGCCTTGTCCGCCATTCATCGGATTCCGTTTATCCCAAATGACGGTTCCGCCAGCAGCCCACGGCAGTTCATCAAGTGATTTCAAGAGACTCTCATATTCATTTTCGTCAATATGGCATTGAAAATGACCATCTCCGCGAAGCAGTGGAAAGCTTGCAGATATACGGCTGCGCATCATTGCTAACCAACTCGAATGTTGATAGCTGTTCTTGTATAGAAAACCACTTGTTTGCGTGTTGTAAGGAGGATCAATATGAATGCAATTGATCTGGTTCTTGTATCGCTCCTGGAGAAGCATTAGTGATTGAAAGTTATCGCCGTGCACAAGAACCCCGTCGAGTTTTTCGTCGATGCTCTCCAGGCTTGACACAAGGTGCTGCTTGAAAACCTCGTTGAACAATGACGTGTCAACCATTAGATAGGGCGCATCTTTCAAGTCCTTCACCGTCCCCGGTGCATCGCCATCCCAAACGCCCAGCTGTTTCCACCGCGCCCATTGCTGTGCGTTCGCCACCACTTCCGGCCACAGCGCTTCCGGTACCCGATCCAACGTGATGCAGTAGTGGCTGGAAACCACGAACTTCTTTTTCAGCCACAGCTTTTTCTGGAAGTCCTCCAATTGCGCGAGGAAAGTGATCAGCTCCAGCGCGATGCTGCGCAGGCACTGGATCATGCGCAGGT